CCGCGCCGGGTGTCAGCGGGTTCCATTTACCGTCACGAGATCGAGGCCCTGTACGAGCAAAAGCGGATCTGCGCTGTGCCGTACGACCCGACTTTGCCGGTGCACACGATCTGGGACCTGGGCTGGAATGACGCCATGACCATTGGCTTTGTGCAGCGCGGGCCGCAGGACCTGCGTGTCATCGACTACATCGAGGACAGCCATCGGACCCTGGATTGGTATGTGGCCCAGATCGAGAAGCGCCCGTTCCGCTGGGGCACCGACTTCTTACCGCATGACGGCCGCACCAAGAACTTTCAGACGGGCAAGAGTACCCAGCAGCAGCTTACGGCCATGGGCAGGCGCAGCGTGGTGGTGCTGAGCGCGATGAACGTGGAAGAGGGCATCAAGGGCGCGCGAATGATCTTCCCCCGCTGCTATTTCGACGAGACCAAGACCGCGCGGCTGATCGAGTGCCTGCGGCGGTATCGGCGGGACATCCACCAGAAGACGGACGAGCCCATGGGTCCCATGCATGACGAGTTCAGCCACGGCGCGGACATGTTCCGCTACATCGGCCAGGCGGTGGATCTGATGACGAATGCCGCCATCGGCGAATACCAAGAGGCGCCAGCCCCGGTCTATTACTGAGGACGACACCATGAGCACCGCCCAGAACTACGCAGAAATTGACCCCGTGGACACGCCCGACGGTGATGTGCCCCTGACCCTTGCCGAGTACCGGGCCATTCACGAGGAGATCGATGCCCAGCCCAGGGCTTGGCGCCGCACGGCCGACCGGGAGATGGACTATGCCGATGGCAACCAGCTGGAAACGGAACTGATCCGGCACATGAAGTCCCAGGGCATCCCGGTTGTACGCGAGAACCTCATCGCGGGCAGCCTGGAAGGCATCCGTGGCTACGAGAAGTCCACTCGCACGGACTGGCGCGTAACCCCGAATGGTCAGCCTGGCGGCCAGGATGTGGCCGATGCCATCAACTTCAAGCTGAATGAGGCCGAGCGCAACGCCAAGGCAGACGATGCCTGCAGCGATGCGTTCTATCCCCAGATTGGCGTGGGCATTGGCTGGGCTGAGGTCAGCCGGTCCGATGATCCCTTTGGCTATCCATACCAGTGCCTGGCCATCCACCGCAATGAGATTCATTGGGACTGGTCCTCCATCAAGCCCGACCTCAGCGATGCGCGTTGGCTGCGGCGCCAGCGCTGGATGCATCCTTCTCGCATCGCGCGCGTCTTCCCGGAGCACAAGGAGCTGGTGCGCCAGTTCGGGCGCGCGGGCGTCAACTGGTGGAACGGGTACGACACCATGGACGCGGGCGCGAGCACGGGCCTGTCGCGGGCCTGGGACGTGGCTCGGGAATGGACCACCATGGAGGACCGTTGGCACAATCCCGTCAGCAAAGAGGTTTGCCTGACCGAGCTTTGGTATCGCCGCTGGTCTGACGTGGTGGTTCTCAAGAGTCCGGACGGCCGCGTGGTCGAGTACGACGAGAACAACCCTGCCCATGTCTACGCCTTGGTCAACAAGGCCGCCAAGTCCATGCGCGCCACGGTGGCCAAGATCCGCCGCAGCTACTGGCTGGGCCCGCATGTCCTGTTCGACGGGCCCACGCCCTATGCCCACCGCCACTTCCCGTACGTGCCTTTCTGGGGATTCAGGGAAGACAGTACCAATGTGCCCTATGGCTACATCCGCAACCTGCTGGACATGCAGGACACGTTGAACAACGGGAACTCTCGGCTTCGCTGGGGTATGGGCGCTTTCCGGACCGAGCGCACCAAGGGCGCCGTGGACATGACCGATGACCAATTCCGGCGCACCATCGGCCGCCCGGATGCCGACATCGTGCTCAACGCTGCGCACATGCAGCAGAACGGTGCGCGGTTCAAGGTCGAGCGCGACTTTCAGGCCACTGCACAGCAGTTGGAACAGTTGGAAAATGCCCGGCGCGCGATTGAACGCGTGAACCCCGCTGCAGCTGGTGCGTTCTCTGGGAGGCGCGGCACGGCCACCAGTGGGGTCCAGGAGCAGACCCAGGTGGAGCAGGCCAACCAGTCGCTGGCGTACATGATCGGCAACTTCAAGACCAGCCGCACCATGGTGGGCGAGCTGCTGATGAGCATGATCGTTCAGGACCTGGGCCAGGATGAGCAGACCATCATCATCGAGGGCGATGCCATCACGGCAGACCGGGCTGTGACCATCAACAAGCCCGAGGAAGATCCGGTGACCGGCATCCCCTATCTGTCCAACGACCTGCAGCGGACGCGCCTGCTGGTGGGTCTGGAGGACGTGCCCAGCAGCAGCACATTCCGGGCGCAGCAGCTGAGCACCATGAGCGAGGTGGTCAAGTCCATGCCGCCCCAGTTCCAGGCCGTCACCATGCCGATGATGGCCAGCCTGATGGATGTGCCGTTCAAGCGGCAGCTGGTGGATGCGCTGAAGGCTGCTGCTGCTCAGGAATCTCCCGAGCAGGTTGAGCAGCGCATTCAGCAGGAAGTGCAGGCTGCGCTGGTCAAGGCTGGGCATGACCTCAAGGCGCGCGAGCTGGAGATGAAGGAACGCCTCACGGACGCCCAGATCAAGAAGGTGATGGCCGATGCCGTGCAGGTGGGTGTGCAGGCTGCTTTCTCGGCGATGCAGGGCGGGGCCCAGGTCGCCATGAATCCTGCCATCGCGCCCATTGCCGACGCCATCATGCAGGGCGCGGGCTACCAGAAGCCCAATCCAGGCGGCGACGACCCGGACTTTCCTATGCCTGGCGTTGCGGCCGGCGGCCCAGCGCCGCAGTCTGGCGGTCCGGGCGCGGCCGGTGATATCGGCCAGGTGCGCGAGAACACCAGCCCTGCATTCCCGCCCATCCCGCAGGAGCCGTCCCGCGGCATGCGGGGCATCGAGACCACCGCGCCCGACGACAACCTGCCCCAGGGCGGTTGATTCCATTAGCTTCGGCCAGCGCCGCCTCCGGGCGGTGTTTTCATTGCCACTCTGTCTAGGGTTGGCCTTTCCTCTCCCGCTTTTTGACACTGCTTCCAAGCCGGAGCGCATGTCGCTGTGGCGATGACTGCGGCGCTTCGGCGCTGCGGATTCAAGAGCAGATGGCGCGGCGCCCAGGCGCTGCACCGGATTGCTGGCCCTTTGCGGCCACGGCGATATGTGGCGGGACAGGCATGACGACATCACACGAGAGTTTCTACAGCAGCATTGACGGCGCACTGACGCCGGAGCAGGCCGCCCAGGCATTGGCCCTGGCGGAATCGGGCGATATCGGCGACAAGCCGGAACCTGGTGGCGAGCCCGCGACCACCGCTGCACCGGATGACAAAGGCGCTGTCGACGCTGGCACCACAAGCGAACAGCAGGCTGCACCTGCTGCGGGCGGCACCGAGGGTGCAAAAGCCGTTCCTGAAGCCGAACAGACCGCGGACAACACCGTGGTCCTGGCGCGGGACGGCAAACACACCATTCCCTTTGACGAGGTGCTGAAGATCCGCAAGCAGCGTGATGAGGCTCAGGCTACCGCAGACAACGCCCAGCAGCAGCTGGCCGCTCTGCAGGCCGAAGCCCAGGCGCGGGCAGACGCCGGACAGGCCCCGACCAAGACCGACACCATGGCCGCCGAAGCGCAAGCGGCCATCGAGGCGGGCGCGGACGCGGACCTTTTCGGCGACTTCTCCGAAGCCGGCTTGCGGGATGGGCTGCTCAAGCTCCACCAGCAGTCCCGTGAACAGCTCCGTAACGAGCTGCGCGCGGAACTGCAGGAGGAGCTGAAGAAGGAATTGCAACCGCTGCGTGAGCAGCAGTCCAAGTCCTCCTCCGATGCCCATTTGGACGCCATCTATACGGCGCACCCCAACGCGGACTCCATCGTCGAGAGCGCTGAGTTTAAGGCGTGGGTGGACTCGCAGCCCAGCGTGGTCCGCAATGCCTATTGGGGCCTGTTCGACCCGAAGACCGGCGGTACGTCCGCCGAAATCGTGGAGGTGTTCGACGCCTATAAGGCCGCGACCGAGAAACCCTCGTCTCAACCCGTTGCGGACCCCAAAGCCGCGGCAAAGGCTGCCACTGAAGCCGTGCGGGCCGGCCCTCCCACGAGTCTCTCCAGCATTCCTGGCGGGCGCGTGGATGGTCTGTCGCCGGATGAGCGAATGGCCGAACTGAGTGGCGTGGATCTGCACTACGCAATGGAGGGCAAGACGCCCGAGCAGATCACCGCCTGGCTTAACAAACAGATGTAAAGGAGGTCCATCGTGTCCACCACCAAGACCATCACCCCCTATGGTCACCCAGGGACCATGATTCAGCAGGCCGTGGGCGTGTTCCACACCTGCATGCAGCGCCGCACCACGCTCAACCGCCTGACCGGCAAGATGCCGACCGAGGCGGATGCCGTGGCCGGCACCAAGCGCCAGACCAAGCCCACGATGCCCATCGTGCGTGCGGAGGACCTGGGCAAGGGCAAAGGCGATGAGGTCGAGTTCCAACTCGATCAGCCCATTGGCAGCTACCCCATCATGGGCAGCGAGTTTGCCGAGGGCAAGGGCGTGGGCACGAGCTACGAGAACGCGCGGTTCCGTGTGAACCAGGCGCGCTTTCCAGTCGATATGGGCGATCAGATGTCGCGCATCCGCACGCCTTACGACCTGCGCAAGTTCGGCCGCCCCAAGGCCCAGCGCCTGATGGACGACTACATCGAGCATTCGACGTTGGTTCACTTGGCCGGCGCGCGCGGCTTCAATGACCACCTGATCGAATGGCGCGTGCCGCTGGCCTCGCACCCCAAGTTTGCCGAAATCATGGTGAATCGGGTGAAGGCGCCAACGCGCAATCGCCACCTGGTGGCCGGTGCGGGCGCAGTGGGCGAAGTCAAGGCAAATGCCGGCGAGCTGGTGATCGCCAGCTCGGACACTCTGAGCATGGATGTGGTGGACGCCGTGCGTTCGTGGATGGACCAGATCCCGCTGCCGCCCCCGCCCGTCGAGTTCGATGAGGACTTGGCCGCTACGGACAGCCCCATCCGCGTGCTGCTGGCATCTCCGGCCCAGTACAGCGGCTTCGCCACGGACCCGAACTTCCGCGCGTTCCAGGGCAACGCCATGGCACGCGCGCGGCTGGCCAAGGACCATCCGCTGTTCCTGGGCGAAGCAGGTCTGTGGAACGGCATCCTGATCATCAAGATGCCCAAGGCCATCCGCTTCTACGCTGGCGACGAGCTGCGCTACTGCGCAAGCTACACCAGTGAGCAGGAGTCGTCGGTGCTGGTGCCTGCATCGTTCACCGACAAGTACGCGGTGGACCGAGCCATCCTGCTGGGTGGCCAGGCGCTGGGCCAGGCCTTCGGCCGCTCGGACCACAGCGGCGTGCCCTTCTTCTGGTCGGAGAAGGAAATGGACCACGGCGACAAGCTGGAACTGCTGATCGGCGCTGTCCTGGGCATGTCCAAGATCCGCTTCGCAGTCAACCACGGTGATGAAAAACAGTTCACCGATCACGGTGTGACGGTGCTCGACACCGCCGTGCCCATCATCAAGCCGCGTGGCTGATGCCCGGGGGCTGGCTACGGCCGGCCCCTCGTCACTTCCCAAAACTTCAAGGAGGCCATCATGGCAACCATCAAGAAGGCCGGCCTGGGCATGCTGCAGTTCGGCGGCTTCACTCCCTACGGCAACCTCACCACCTTGCGCGCCACGCTGCAAACCAATGCTGCAGGCGCGGCCATTGGTGCGGATTCCAATGCTGCCATCGCTGCTGGCGATGTGGTCGTGCTGGAGAAGCTGCCCGCCGGCATGCTGCTCGAAGATGCCCAGGTCATCGTGTCCACGGCCATGACTGCGGCCGTCACGGGCTCGCTGGGCTTCACGTACATCGACGGCGTGGACCACGCCACCGTGCCCCAGGACCCCGAGTACTTCGGCGCTGGCCTGGTGCTGAACGCTGCCGCGCGCCTGCGCACCACCAGTTCCAAGGCGCCCGTGAAGCTCCCCAAGGAAGCCTATCTGGTGCTCACGACCGCCGGCGCGGCCAACGCCAAGGCCTCACGTTTGGATGTGATCGTCCACGGCGAGCGCCTGGGCAACCAGTAAGCATCCGTGATCTGAAAGGGCAGGGCTGCGGCCCTGCTGCTTTCCATCGAGCACCCAAGGACATCACCATGACCGTTGCACAGACCCAGGCCGTCACCTACACGGGAACGGATACGCCATTCATCGACCGCATTTACCGTTCGCGCCTGACTTTCGACCCTGGCCAGACGCGTGTGGTCCCCATTGCGCTGGCGGCCCGGTTCCTGCGCCATTCGGATATTTTTCAGGAGGCGGCGCCTGAAGGGGAGGGCGTTGGACCGGCTGCAGCGCCGGCGCCAACTCAGCAGCCCGACGACACCGCTGCGCTGTTGGAGGCCGCGAAGAAGTCCGAGGAGGAGCGGCGCGTGCAGGAGGAGGCCCGCTTCAACGTGCTGCAGCAGATCGAGAAGATGGACAAGCAGGCGCTGCGCGACTGGACCAAGCAGACCTACAAGCTGGATCTCCCGGGCAACCTTGGGTTGGACAAGATGCGCGAGCGGGTGCGTGGCATGGTTGATCAGTACGGCAGCGTGCCATGACTCTTCAGGACCTGATCACCCTGTTTCGATCCGATGCCAAGGATGTCGAGGAGCCGCATCTTTGGGACGAGCCTCAGGTCGTGGGCTGGTTCAACGAAGCCCAGTCGGAAGCGGTAGTGCGCGGCCGTCTGCTGCTGGACGATTCCACGCCCGCTGTCTGCGAGATCGCCGTCGCGGCCGACATTGCCAGCTACCAGTTGCACCCCAAGGTCTACGAGATCGCCCATCTGCGGTTTGCCGGCGCATCGACCAGTGAAGGTCGAGAGCTGGCAGTGGTGTCGCGCGAGTATTTGGATCGCAAGGATCCGTACTGGCGCGACCGCTGCAGCGACGAGCCTCGCTTCGCCATCCAGAGCGAGACGCGGCTTCGCCTGGTGCCCACGCCGCGCGAGGTCGGGATGCTTCGGCTTGAGGCCTATCGGCTGCCCCTCAAACAGCTGACCCATTGCCACGACAAACCCGAGATCCATGAGGCCCACCATGCCTATCTCGTGCATTGGGCCCTGTACCGCGCGTTTGGGCAACCTGATGCGGATGGCTTCGACCCAGGCAAGTCGCAGCAGTCGTACTCGGTCTTTGAAGGCTACTTCGGCATGCGGCCGGACTCGGACCTGCGTCGGGCCACGCGCCATGACCAACCACACACCAACGTCATTCATCTGCCATAGCAGGTGCTGAAAGGTTCGCAATGCGCGGATTCACTCCCAGGAAAGCCTCCGGAACGGAGCAACCGCCTGAATACACAGGGCCCCGTGGCTTTGCACCCGGTCAGCGGGCTGCATTGGCCCAGGCCCAGAACCAGGCACCCGACTCCATCCCCGCCATGGTGAAGCCCGGCGAGTTTGTTCTGCCACCCGACACCGTGCACGCCATGGGCGGCGCGGGCGCGCTGCAGGCCGCCGTCGATGCCACCCACACACCAGCACCCGAGCAGGCATTCGTGCCACGCGGTTTCAAGCCCAAGGCGTTCTTCGCCAACGGTGGTGCGCCAGAGGACCAGATCCCTCTGGGCGGCTACCCCAAGGCGCCGACTCCAGACGGCTCGCAGTCCAATCCCATGAACACCGAATTGGGCCGCAATGTGTCGAACCTGGCCAATGCTGTGCCTGGTGCGCTGGGTGGTAGCGCCCGCGCCATCGCGCGGACGGGCGGGGCTATCAGTGGCGCGATTAACTCTGGGTTCAATGCCCCGCGCGCGCTGGCGGGTGGAGCCGGGATTGCTGGCAGTGCTGCGGCTTCGACGCCTGCTGCAGCCTCCACAGGGGCGAATCCCACGCCATCACCAGCTCCAGCAACCGCGGACGCAACGCCGCAGGCGACGCCTCCCGCCGTCAGCACCATGGGCCCGCCCAGCTCGGCCGCACCGCAGGAAATCCAGCCCGGGATTTTCCGGCAGGGCAACAGCTTCGCCGACAGCGCACAGGGCGCGGCGCTGGGCAACGAGCCTCGGGGCTTGCCATCGCGGCGCAACGACGCGGCCGGCGAGAACCTGGCCAGCCAGTACACGGCACGCGGCTTCACGCCCGGCCAGCGCACCGAAGTCGAGCAGCCGCGCCTGGGCTTTCCGGGCTTTCGCACGCCCACCATCGCCCACTCTGGCAACGACTGGCAATCCCGCAACGACCTGCGCAACGCCGAGGTATCGGCCAGCTCCATCACCAACACGCGGCGCTTCGGCGGCCGTGGCGCCGAGAACAGCCCAGACATGCAACGGTACCGCGCCATGCTGGGGACCGATGCAGCACTGCGCCAGGCCCAGCCAGGCATGGAGGCAGAGACCATGCGCCAGAACGCTGGCCTCATGCGCGAAGACATGCAGCAAGCCGGGGGCATCCAGCGCGAGGCCATGCAGCAGGCCGGGGAAACCGGGCGCACGGGCATGCGCGTGGGCATCGAGCAGCAGCGCCTGCAGGGCGAGGCAGAGGCGCGCGGCTTCAAGACCCGGGCCCAGCGCCAGGAAGAGCAGCTGCGCAATACGCTCCTCGATCCCAATGCCACGCCCCAGCAGAAGCAGCAGGCCCAGCAGTCCATGCGCGCTATTCGGGGCGATGCAGATCCGTCGCCCTGGAAGGTCACGGTCACGCCTGCGGTCAAGAATGCCGATGGTTCCACGAGCCAGGGCAGCGTCATCCGGCACAACGCTGTCACGGGCGAGGTGCAGCAGGTGGATGGGGCGGCGAACCCCGCCGCTAAGCCCGGGCCTTTGTCGAACCCGTCATCGCGGCCAATTGGAACAACCTCCCGCGTCGATGGAAAAACGGCCGTCTGGGATGGGGGGAAGTGGGTGCCGAGCGCCTGATTGCCTACCTGTTGGACGGCGGGGTCATCACGCCTTTCTCCCAGTCAGGCGGCACTTGCTCTTTGAACTCGCTCATCACCCGGATGATCGATTCCGTCGATCCCTTGATGAGCGAGTCCTCGCGTGCCTTGCTCTGGGTGACCCAGGCCCAGAAGTCTTTCCTTTGGTACAGGGAGTCAGCGTCTGGGTGCGCTGTGTAGATCTTCCTGTAGTGCGTCTCCAGCTTCAGCAGTTCGGCATCCGTCTTCACCAGCGGGTGCTGCGCGCGGATCTCAGCTGACAGCGGGTACCGCTCGCACATGTCCGTCGGGCCAGCGCTCGGCGTGTACAGGCAGCCGCACGCGCGCATGATCATCCCCGCCGCTGGCTGCCAGGATGTGTCGCGCGCCTTGTCCAGGGTGCATTGCTCGGGAGACTTCGGACCCAGCAGGCCACGGCCCGAGCCGCGGCGAACCTCGAAGAACTTGTCGGGGTGCTGTTGCGCGCACAAGTTCAACGCGGCGGCGTGAGCGGGCGCGTTCTTCACCCCAGGGAGCTTGTCCAGAAGGCAGGTGGTGTAGTCGGCGGCCAGGGCTGATCCGGCGAACAAGAGGGCAGGCAGAAGAAGCAGGCGGCGCATGGGCGGAATGTATCAGCCTCTGCGATCAGTCCGCCGTGATGCGGTGCGCAGGTACAGGCCGGCACCCACGGCAGTCAGGACCAGTGGAATAGGGGCGAGCAATACAAAGTCGATGGCGTAGACAGCGGCACCCACCACCGCTGAAATCAGCGCATGCAGCATCGGCCGGTTGGTGGCCGCCCGCGCCACCATGCAGCCCGCGAGTAGGGGCGGCACGGCCAAGTAGGCCGGGATTAACGCCCATAGCGCACTCGAATACTTCACGGTTCCAGGCTCCGGGCTGCCAACCACGGACTGCATCAGGAAGCTCAGCAGCCACCACACGCAGCCGTAGCTGATCAGCATGGACAGACACAGTGTTTTGAAATCGAGAAGACGCATGGCGGGAATGTAGCAGGGCCCGCGTCAGGCCCCGCAGGGCTCACTGCCCAGCTTCCCGCAGCATCTCCTCGAGCACGTCGATCCGGCCCTTGATCCGCCGCAAGTCGAGTTCCAGATCTGGGTTTGCCACGTCGGTTGCCTACATTTGTGCCTCTGCAAAAGACTTCTTCGCTCGAAGATGGTCCAGCATGTCTTCCATCGCTCTGATGTCTGGGGCGCTCATAGGCAGAACCTTCTGGCGGCAATGTACCCGTAGGCTGCACGTATGGGGGAGCGAGGTGTACCACCGTGCTGGGTTACTCAGGAGGGAGGGGCGAAGCCTGTGCTGAGGCTGGCGCCAGGGAACTTGTCCTGGAGGCAAGGTGCGTAATCAGCGTCCAGCGTCGGAGCTCTGAGCGCAGCAAGCGTGGTAGTACTCAACGGCCTTGAAGGCGCTGGATTCTCCGCAGGGGCGCTAGGTTTCGTGCTATCCAGTTTGCTGCGTTTTCCTCTACTGCGGACCTGGTGATGATTCTGCGCGCTGAGCAGAAACAATCTGTTTCAAATCTATGTGCGTCCATCAAGAAATTGAGGCTTGTCTGAAGCGTTGGATGCAATCTAGAATTGCGTCACCATCACCATAGTTGGGAGGACGTATGGCAGCGGATTCAACTAAGACTGAGACGCCGCCGTATGCGTCCTACGCAACCTTTGGCAATTTCATAAACGAGCTGCGAGGCGCGAGCGTTCTTCCCGCTCGCATTGACCGGCATGTCTTGAGCAAAATGTCAGGCTCAGCCCAGTCTGCACTGGCTGCTTGCCTCAAGTGGCTGGATTTGATGGATGAGGCTGGAGTACCGACTCATAAGCTCGTTAAGCTGGTCGAAACTCCCGAAGAGAGTTCGGCTGAAGTCCTGAGGGAGATCTTGCAGGACTCTTATCAGTTCCTGAAAGATGGATCGATAGATCTGCAGAAGGGGACGGGGGCTCAACTGGAAGCGCGGTTTCGTGAGTACGGCATCCAGGGATCCACTGTAGCGAAGTGCATAGCATTTTTTATTCTTGCAGCAAAAACGGCCGAAATTCCCCTTGGCCCTTATATGAGGGCTCCTCGAGTTTCGAGTGCTAACGGTTCACGTCGGAAGTCGAAGAAGCTCCAACAAGAGTTGCTACCCATTCAGGAGCCAAGTGTTGAGTTAGACGTTCAGCAAGGAATCCCGGACACGATGCCTGGCTTCGTAAAAATTCCTATCCCTCTGCATGGCATGGAGGACGGGGCTGTCTTCTTGCCGGACAACATGACTCGCGTCCAGTGGAAGTACGCGCTGAAGATCACCAAGTTCCTGATCGAGAACTATCGTCTCGAGGATGAGGATGACGAGCTGTAGGAGTACCGCATGACGAGATGACGTGCGCCTGGCGGAAAAGCCTGCCCCGCCAAGGCGCTGTGAGAGAAGGGCTCCGCGATGTTGTAAACCTTGGCGGGAGAGACACATCACGGAGCCCATGGCAGGCCGTCTAAACGGCTGACACTCAGCCTTCAACACGACACCGCATGTGCGGTTGAAAGCAACCAGCAACGTTGGACCGTTGCTGTGACGGAACGTCTTCGTGGCCTTACCAACCGTCGGACGCCCCTCCTTTGCAGGTGGGTTAGTCTAACCTACGGCATGGTCGTCGGCAAGAAAGGCTACACATTCGTTGTATGGGGGTAGCCATGCGCTACGTCAAAATTAAGAATGTGTTCGTGAATGCGTACACCCGAATCCGCTTCGGTAACCTTGAGCATGTGCGCCAGCACTATCGCTCGCATCCGGGGCAGCTTGAGCTGTTTCCCCTCTAGTCTGTAGGTTGATGGCCCCTCCACCCCTAGTGGAGGGGCTTTTCATCTTTCCAGATGCCCCGAGCAACCCGTTTGACGCAGTGTTTAGTGCAGACGTCTGTACTGCACGGGGCTCGAATTTTCAGACTGCCTATTGGGCTGTGATCTGAGCCAGGTCCGCCCCTTTTGTGTGCAACAAGTTTCAACGATAGTGTACGCATCCTTGTTGGAAGCCTGCCAGAACAACTCGATGGTCACGACTAGGCGCCTAGGTGTGCACCAGCACGTTTTTTGCTCCTCCAAGGGTGTGCGCTCTAGTCCTCCTCTGTGAAGACAATGAGGGTGTTAGCCAGCGAACTCCATGAGATCCGCCAGTTGATCGAACATCGCCCGGGAGTCTTCAAGACACCAGCGATAGTGGCACCTTTCTCGACTGAACGTCTTGCAGCCGAGGTTCACCACAGCGGCCGCCCGCGACCAGCGTGCGCAGAAATCTCCCAAGTCGCCCGGCGGATGCTCCTTCATCTGGAGTATTTGCTCGAGCGCGAGAGACATCGCAGAGTCGATGTCCTCGTCTTCAGCGCTCCATTCTTGGTCCTCGCGGGGTATCTCGATGATTCGCTGGAGGCAATCCTCGGCCCTATCCAGCACCAGGGCCAACATCTGCTCGAAGGTGGGGCGCGCGGCTGCCGGAGCTTTGCGCGCGCGAGGCTTTGCTGTAGCATTCATTCCTGAATCCTTTGATCGCTCGATTGAGTCGCCTTGAAGGCCCTGCTGGGTGCAACCAGCAGGGCTTTCGTCTTTGGGGTTATTTGCCCCGGGGCTCACAGTAGGGCTGCCTGCGGTTCATCTGGGGCCTGCCTCGGTTTCAGCGGGATCACGC